AAAATTTATGAGCGAGCATATCACGACTCTAAATTTAGTGGCGAGTGGCTACGAGGCTTAAATTTATAGTCTGCTAAGGCGAGTGAATAAGATTTTAAAATTTGCAAAAAAGCAAATTACTATTTTTGATATCACAAAAATTAAATTTCTCTCATCGTTTAACAATGCATATCTAACTCATCTAACTCAGGCTATAATACGCAAAATTTTAGTCCAAAAAGGATAAAAATGAAAAAATTTTTACTTACATTGTTAGCGACTAGTTTGCTCTTCACTGGCTGCTCAAGCGTTACAAAAGCAGGCGTTGTTGGTGCTGATCGCAAGCAGCTCATGCTAATATCATCTGAAGCTATGGAGCAAAGTTCAGCTCAAGCTTATGTCAAGACACTAACAGCTGCTAGAAGTAAAGGCGAGCTAAACGTCGATCCGATCCTTACAAAAAGAGTTCAAGATATCGCTAAAAGGCTCATCGCTCAAACTGGTGTTTTTAGAGATGACGCTCTAAAATGGAAGTGGCAAGTAAATGTTATTAACGAGGATACGCTAAATGCTTGGTGTATGCCAGGTGGCAGGATAGTCGTTTATAGCGGCATCATAAAAAGGCTAAATTTAACAGATGCACAGCTAGCTGCAGTCATGGGACACGAGATCGCTCACGCTCTTAGGGAGCACAGCAGGGAGCAAGCAAGTACTGATCAGATGAAAAGCATAGGCATCTTTGCAATAGCTACAGCTACTGGTCTTGGCGATCTTGGAGCCAATGCTCTAAATTTAGCTAGCGAGTACACAATATCTCTGCCATTTTCACGATCTCACGAAACTGAAGCTGACCACATCGGTACTGAACTAATGGCAAGAGCCGGATACGATCCAAAAGAAGCAGTCGAAGTATGGGTAAAAATGAGCAAGATGAGTGGAGGAAAGGTGCCTGAAATTTTAAGCACACACCCATCAAACGAGAGCAGGATAAAAGATCTAAAAGAGATCGCAGCAAAGCTTGAGCCAGTCTATCAAGCTGCTAAAAGAGGCTAGGCTTGATAGAACAAGCAAATTTGAGTGATCTTGAAACGATTACACAAATTTATAATGAATATATTTTAGAAAAAACTGCGACTGCTGATATGCAGCCAGCTAGCACAAAGGAGCGAGAGCCTTGGTTTAAAGCTCACAACAACTCTCGCCCAATCTTTGTCTATAAAGAAAATGGTGAAATTTTAGGCTGGTGTTCACTTAGTGATTTTAATCCTAAAATAGCTTACAAAATAAGTGTAGAAATAAGCATCTATGTAGCCAAAAAGGCTCTTGGTATGGGCATTGGCAATCAGCTTTTAAGTCACAGTCTAGATGAGGCAAAGAGGCTAAATCTAAAAAATATTATCGCTTTAATATTTAGTGAGAATAAAGCAAGTCTTGGGCTATTTTTAAAATTTGGCTTTGAAAAATGGGGTGAACTGCCAGGCGTTTGCCTAATGGATAATGAGTACAAAGATGTAGTTATCTTAGGGCTCAAGCTCTAAAGCCAAGCATTAATCAAATAAAGATATAATTCCACTTCTTTATGGGTAGATGTCCGAGCGGTTTAAGGAGCACGCCTGGAACGCGTGTGTGGGGCAACTCACCGAGAGTTCGAATCTCTCTCTGCCCGCCACCACATTAAGAAACACACAGAATTAATAAGCAAATTACAGCAACAAAATTTCGATTTTAACAATAATTTAAAGCATTATCTCATAAACTTACGGCAATAAAAAGAAATAAAAAGCAAGTAATAGCAAAGACTTTTTAGCTGATTTTTGGCTGATTGCCTTTAAAAAAGTAGCTAAAAAAATAAAAATAGTCAGCCAAAAGGGATATAAAATGCCTAAACTATCACGCCAACTCACGATCACGCAGTTTAAAAATCTCAAAGCAAAAGAGAAGCCATATTTTGTCAGTGACGGCGATAATTTGCTAATTAAGATAATGCCAAATGGCACGAAGTTTTTTATATATGAGTTTCGAGAAAATAGTAAGCGCCACCGCTTAACGCTAGGCAAATATGGCGAGATAAGCCTAAGCGAGGCAAGAGATAAAAGAAGCGAGCTAAGATCAAAGCTTAATCAAGGCGAGAGCCTAACACAAACAGTAGAAAAAACAAAATTTAAAGCAGTATTTGAAGCGTGGTATAAAACAAAAAGTAAGTTGAGTGAGAAGCAGCAGTTTTGGATGAAAAGGCGGTTTGAGACGTTGTTATTGCCAAAACTTGGCGAAATGGACATAAAAGAGATAAGCAGAAAAGACATAATATTTGCTATTAGCCCACTACTCGAGGATGAAAAACTAGAAACAGCCGATAGAGTGCTAAGTATACTAAACGGCTTTTTCAAATATGCTCTATTGCACGAGTATGTAGATCACAACATAATAGCAGATATTGATAAAAAAACTCTACTAGGGCGTAGAGAAGTGAAACATTTTGCATACTTAAAAAATGATGATGAGATAAGAGCCGTATTAATGGCGATAAGAGAGTACTTTGGAGATATAAGAGTAAAAACGTGTGCGATATTTCAACTATATACCGCAGTAAGAGGGCAAAACGCTAGAAATGCTAAGTGGTCGCAGATAGATTTTGAAAATTGCCTTTGGCATATCCCAGCAAGCGAGATGAAAACGGCAAAGCCTCACGAAGTGTTTTTGTCAAAAAGTGTTATAAATTTATTAAAAACCTATCGTGAGTGCCTGCCGTTAAAAAGTGAGTTAATTTTTCCATCCATAAAATCAAACATTGCTCCACTAAGCGACAATACTATTCGCATAATGCTTAGAAATTTAGGTTTTAATAAGGATATGGTAACTCCACACGGCTTTAGGGCTACATTTAGCACGATCGCCAACGAAAACATAGATAATCACGGCTGCAATAGTGATGTTATCGAGCTTTGCCTAGCACACGTTGAGAGTAACAAGGTTAAAGACGCGTACAACCACGCCAAAAATTTAAAAGCAAGGGCGAAGCTAATGCAGTGGTGGAGTGATTATTTAGATGGCTTGGGTGGTTTTGCCTGATTTATAGGCACGTATAGATTTTAGGGAGTAATAAATTACCCTGGAATTTATTTTATTAGCGATTATTGCACCTTGTTTTACTTTGTCATAAAGTGATCGTGCAGAGATGCCTAGCTCTTTTAGGGCTTCATCGCGCGTAATAAATGTATCGCTCATTTCCTCTCCTTAATATAATCTTTCAAATCTCGCAAAGCGTTCCGTAAATAGCGGACGTCGCATTTAAACAAAAGAGCTTGTATTTGCTCGACTAATTTAGATTTTTCATTGTGAGCCTCGCAAAACGCCTCTAGGTTTGCAAGGGCTGCTAAATGTTTTTCACGCTCTGGGCTACTCATTTAATAACTCCTTATTCTCTTCTTTATCCCAAGCTATAAATCTAATACTTCTCATATTATCCCTCCCTCTGCAAAATGAGCAGTTGTATCTATTACTTTTTTCTTTATGAAGCCTTTAGGGTCTTTTTTAAACTCCCTAAACCTATACAATATAAGAAAAGGTAAAGTTACAAAAAACGTATACAAAAAGAAAATACCAAGCCCTATGTAATAAACTAGCTTGCTTAAAAAATTAAAGGCTACTATTAACATTGCACCTACACAAGTTGCAGCCACCAATATACATACTAAGACGCTTTCATATATGTCTTTCATTGTTCACCCTTTAGCTTTTTATATGCTTCAAGCAGCCTTTCTCTCTCAGCCTCTTTTAGATAAAAGCAGTCCCAGATAGAAAAATTTACCCATACTGGCTCTATATCAAATCTTAAAAGTAGCGTATTTAAAACTTTTAGGTTTTCATAATCGCTTTTCCGAAATTCCCAATCATGGCTTAAAAACCACTCCAAAAGCCCTATTAATCTCTCTTTATCTGTTTTTCGCCAGAGCACTATCAATCCTTTCAAATATTCTCAATATAAAAATAAGCCAGCGTTTGGCTATCCTCTGCTTCTTTACGATATTTTGTATCACAACTCTTGTTTGATATATACGCGATCTTGTCTTTATTGCAAGCGTAAAATTCAGCCAGTATCGGCGCCAGTCTTTGCCCTTTGCGTTCATTTGGTGCTAAACGCAAATAAAGTAAATCGCAAGCTAGCTGTGGAGCTGTCGTGCTAAAGTTTTGCCTGGCAATACTCGCCTTATTGTCAAGGGCGTTTATTTGAGTTTCTATCCGCCTTTTAAATGTGTGATAGTGCCCTACTATTGGCGTCATCGCCTCTATTAGTTCATCAATAAATTTGCTCGCTTTTTTATTAATAAATAGCCCTAGCTTCTCGGTGCTGTCCATTTGCAAGAAGCTATATGCCATTACAAAAATAGCTGCGTCTTTGAGTTCAGCCGTTGTCATTGTTGCCTCCTACATCAAGACTAGGACTAAATGCATCTTTTCCTTTGACCCTATATTTAAACCTGCTAAAGTCAAACTCTGGGCTAAGTAAATTCCCCCAAAACTCCTCAACAACGCTATCAATATTTGTATATTCAATATCCTCACCGTTATCATAAGCTCGGATAACTTCTATTTTCTCTTCAGTTGTCATAGCTCGCTCCGTTTAGATTTTTGCCTTTTAATATTTGTAGCACCTCTTGCTTTGAAAATTTAGAGGCTGGACTTAGCTCGATTTTGCTAAGCCAGTAGCGATCTAACTTTTCGCAGTAGTATTTCATCGCACTTTCGAAATTTAACCACTGTGGCAGTGGCACGCCTATTTTAAACGTGCCTTTTACTAGCTTCATCTTGTCTTTTGCGCTCATAATTGCTTCGCCGTAAGTCATAACCGCCTCTTAAAATGGTATTTCATCGGTGCCGTCTATCTCGTCGCTATCTACATCTGGATATTGTGGCTCGCTATATTGCTGACGTTGGGGCTGTTTTTGTTTTGCACGCTGATTTGAATACCCTCCTTGTTGATAGCCTTGATTGTTTTGTTTTGCATCGCCTAGCATCTCCATGCTTTCAACGGCGATAGAGTGTTTTGAGCGATTTTGTCCGTTATTATCTTGCCATTGCTCAAATTTTAAATACCCTTCAACGGCAAGCTTTGAGCCTTTGCCGAGATATTGATTAGCTATTTCCGCTTGTTTGCCAAAAAACGTGATGTCAATAAAGCACGTTTCCTCTCTCTTTTCGCCATTTAGTGTGTATTTGCGAGTTACGGCGATCGCAGTTTTACCTATCGCCATTTGGCTTTGTGTATATCTTAGCTCTATATCGCGAGCTAAATGTCCTATTATTATTATTTTATTCATTGTTTATCCTTTATGTAGTCGTGTTTTCAACTGTCAAATAAAACTTGACAGTTGGGTTATTTCATCTCTTTTAGGTAGTTTGCTTCGTGGTGGTTCTCGCTCATAAGCCGTTCAATAAAGGCAATATGGCTCAAAACTTCCTCGTTGTTTAATTTTGTGTAGCTTAATGGCTTACCCTCTTTGTCTTTAGGGTAGTCGGTATCAAGGCGTTTTAACACTTGCTTGAGTGTGTCAAATGCCAAATAAAAAGGGCGTATCGCTACGTGGAGCTCTCTAATCTCTAAGTAACGCAACGCCCAAAGCTCTTTTAAAACGACGCCGTGCATAAAACGGCTAAACTCGTTTCTAATTCTCACACCCTAACCGCCCAGCTCGAGCTTTCAGGGCGAATAAACTCGTTTGGCACGTCGTAGCCCATGTACTCGCAGTAACCTTTATAGTCAGGTTGCGCTTTGCGGTTGATTTTATACACGCTTAGCCCAAAGTGCGCCTGCTCTCTGCCGTCCGCTTTCTCGATCGCTTTGGCTTTTAGCTCGGCTATCTTTGCCTCTAGCTCACTTTTTTGTGCGTTTAGCTCGCTTAGTTCTCTTGCTAGCTCCAGCCACTCATTATTTGCCTCGTCATCTTGCAAATACTCCTTTTCAAAAGCGTTCCAAGCATTTTTTAGCTCGTTGATCGCTTTTTTGTTTGGCAAAATCTCACAAGTGACTGCCTCTAGCTCAAAGTCATCATTTAGGTGTCCGACGGCAAAGATACATTTTTTCGCCTCGCTCACATATAGCTGGTGCTGCACTTGATAGTAGTATTTTTCACTAGGCACGCCACACTCTTTTACTTGTTTATACTCAGCGTCGCTAAATTTTATCTCGCAGATAGTGTCCGCCATAATATCTAGCCCATCAAGGCTTGCTGAAAATCTTGGGTCATCGTCGCTTTGCATTACGACTGGGATAAAATCATAGTGCATTGTTTTGTTTAGCCACGCTCTAAGATCAGGCTCATAGTTTTTGCCGTTTCTCATAGCTTGATTTTCAAAAACGGCTTTTTTTCCTTTCTTGATCTGGGCTAATACATAGGGCTTATTAAAGCCAACGCCCATAACGTCGCCAGTCTCGCTAGCATTAAACTTTGTCCTGCGATACTCTAGCCACTCTGGTGTGTTTTGCTCTAAATTTATAAACATTTATTATCCTTTACGCCGTTTTCTTGCTTTCGGCTTTTATCTTTTCAAGCTTAGCTAGTAGTGCAGCCTTAGCTTTATCGTAAGGCACTTGCGAAAATGATTTAACCTTATAATATGCCGTTAGCTTTTCTATATCTGAGTTTGTTACCTCGCAAAGTTGGGTTAGGTCGCTTAGTTGCTCTGGCGTCATATAAGCACCTTTGCCTTTTTGCTCGATTTTCGGCTCGTCCGCGTGTGTGTTTGTGGCGTCGGCGTCTTTTGTATCGTCTATTGCGAATAAGCCGTTTAATGCATATTTTCTAGCATAGCTTGAAGTAGCGCCAGTTATTTGCGCCTCATCCATGCCTTTTTTTGTTAAGGGCTCTCTTGCATAAGCATTTACGCTTATTTCGCCCTTATCACACACAAATTTAGCCGTAGCTTTTACATATATGCGGTCAGCTACGATGGTTATCTCGTCGCTTAGTAGCGTGCAAAAATTATGCTTTGCTTCAAGCTCTTTTAGTGCCTCTAGTATATCCTCACAAGAGCGGTATTTATACCCACCAAACTTATTTTCTTGTGCTTTAGGGGCTTTTAGCTCCGTTTGCACCTTATTTAATAGCTCTATTACTTCTTTATCCATTTTTTTGCCCTTTTTTTAACGTATTTATCATTTATGTTAAAAATTTCTCAATTTTTTAACAATGGGTTAAGCCCATAATTTTTGGGCTATTTCTAATTTTGCCGTTAGCTCTTTAACAGCTTTTGTCGCATAAGTTAGGCTGTAACTATGTTCGCGTTTTATCGTGCCATTTTTTAGCCCTTGTTGGCGCGCCTTGGCTTTTTCTAGCTGTGCAGTAAAATATTCTAGGCTTTCAGGCATTGATAAATTTATCTCCTCTGCCTTAGCTTCCCAGTATTCAGCCTTGCGTGCTTTTTCGTCTGCTATTTTTTGCTCTCTTACAGCATTCCCAATCCTATTCCAGTTGCGCTCAATTAAGGCTCTATGTCTATGCTCACTATGGTGTCCGATCTTGATCGGCTCGGCTAGTCTTAGAAACTCTGCGCCTTCTTGGCTTTTTTCGTGCCACTCATGGCTTTTACTCTCGTGTAAGTTTTGTGAATTTCTATATTTTTCGGCTTTTCTTTCAGCGTAATTTGCTTCCTCTAGCCTAACTATCGAATAATAAAATTTTCCGTTTTTCTCAGCTACTAGGTTATAAACCTCACACTCAACTTCTTTGCCATATTGTGTTTCAAGTGTTATAAACTCACCTTTTTCGTGTTTTTCATCACACTCTGCCACCCATACATTAGGGCAGTATTTTTTAAAATTTGCCATTATTTAATCCTTTTATAATTTCTAAAAACTCGCCTACCGTCATATTTGGCTTGCCATAGTACTTAACAAGCCTCTTTAGTGTGGAGTATCGCATCTCTTTCAGCCTCCTCTCGTAGTTTTTTAAGTGTTTGTTGGTAAGTAGCCGTATAACTTAAAACTGCATCGTTGCTCATTTCAGCTTCAACGCATAGCACATAGACAAGCGCTGCGTAGGCAAAAAAGTCTTTTTTACAATGCTCAATAAGCAGATCAATTATTTCGCCACTATTTTCGCCAAGGGCATTTTTAAACGTGTAGCGATGGCGGCTATATACAGCTTCGATGTCAGTTATTAGCTCATTGTATTCTTTATCTAAATTTATGTGTGCCACGTCGCTTTCGGCACGTGCTAAGTCGTAGTTCAAACTCATTTTTAACCCCTTTTGATATTTAGATAGGCGATATTCTTTATCTCGCCGCCATTACTGAAAAGCACCCTAAAAAATTTAATTAGCATTTTCATTTTTGTAGTTCCTTGTATCTCTTTGGTACTTTTGGCAAATACGCAGCGTGGTATATATGTCCTAATCCTGCACTTTGCCTTAGCTCTCTTTGCTCATAGCGCTCTTTCATCTCACAAAGTCCAGCATCAACTAAGTCAGCATGAAGATTGTCAGTTTTGACTTTCACATCAAACGCAGCTTCACCTAAACGCTCATTTATCCTTGCTCTTTGTGAGCGAGTAACGTCTTTAAAGCTTACGTTAGCGTGTTTGGCACTTAATTTCTCGTAGTCTTTTTTAGCTTTTATAAGCGCTTTTAAGCTCTCTAAAGCTTGCTCTAGGTCATTAATGTTTTGCATGACTGCTCCTTTTTCTAATAGAAACCTTACTCGCCACCGCCGACTAGATGTTAGAAATCAATTTATACTTAAAGGAAAATTTGTATATGAAAATATTAGTGGGCTTTCGCCTACTCCAAGCGAGCAAGGCTTTTATTAGAAAAAGTGGTGTTTTTCGTTGCATTCTGCCACCCATACGTTAGGGCAGTATTTTTTAAACACATTCATCGTTTTTTCTCCTTTTTTGTATATCCTAAAGCAAACCCCGCTAAGATGAATATTAGTATTTGCAAAACCTATCAATCTTAAGGAGACTGCTGGGCTTGATTTAGGATACTGTGGCAGGACAGCAGGAGTCGAACCTGCGGCTGATAGCAAGAGGTCGTTGCCTCTGCGTTTTTTCAGTCTCCAATACGTCTGCCATAAATGAATTTAACAAAATGTAAAGCGGTATAAAATTAAAATTTATCGGGTTGCCGATTTTAAAGGATACGATATGAATACTCTTATAATTTCTTATGATTTAAGAAGAGCGGGGCAAAATTACGAAACGCTCTATAAAAGGATTAAAGAGCTAGGCAATTGGTGGCATTGCCTAGACAGCACTTGGATCGTTAAAAGCAATTATTCGGCAGAAAAGGCGCGGAATATCTTGCTTGAAGCGATCGACAATAACGACTTGCTCGTCGTTATTCAAACTGGATCGGTTGATGCGGCTTGGGTTGGGCTAAACAAAGAATGCTCTGATTGGTTAAAAGCCAATTTGTAATTCTTTGGATTGCCCAAAACCTTAGTATTTTTACATAAATTAAACGGCAGCCCGTTAATATGTATTAAAACGCCTTTTTTGACGGTAATCTTTTTTATAGTTTGCTTAAGTCTCATTTTTACTCCTAAAATAAATTCATATCGCTTTACGTTAAAAAGTTGTGCGTGGATTTTTCAAGCTCTGATATACACGCGCGATCAGGGCTGATACTGAGTGATAGCTTTTCGCCCTATCACTGACGCTTCAGATTAAAACGTGATTAACCTGCAACTCGCAGGAGGCTCACTCTGTCAGCTTACGCTTGAAGCCTATCTACTTTTTGTTTCGATGAGATAATGATACAATACGTGTCCTTATTGTTTCCTTAAAAACGATACATTATGTGTCAAAATAGATGCTGTAATAAAATGGTGTTCGTGATATAATCTTTTGATTATTTTGAAGGAGTTGTAATGGGTGTTTTTCGTTTTTTAATTTTTGGACACTTTCTTTTTGAAGCAGTTTTTTTTCTTTGTACCTTTTGTTTCTCGATATATCTCTTTTTTATAGATCTAAAATTGGCAGTATTGTTTTTTATTGGATTAAATGCCTATTGTTGGGGAAACAAATTTCTTTTTAGTTGGCTAATAGGCGAGAACCAAACGGAAGAAGCAAAAAACACCATAGGCACGAGATTTTTAAAAATATTATTCCTTTTTGTTGGAGGTGCTTACTTAGTAGGTAAAATATCGGCAGCCTGGATAATTATAGATAGTGCTTTTATAAGTGGCTACCATACTTATGAAGTAGAAAAATATAAATTGCAAAACGAGGGGGAGGACAAAGTTCTTGAAACGAACATAGGACGTTTTTATTTAAAAAAATATGACAAGCAATATATTAATTTGGACTTTGAAGCTAGGAGATGTTTGTTTGAATATTATTGTCCTGATGCTAATTTTGTAAATAATTTATTTTTTGTATATAAGAGAAACTACCCGCAAGAAATAAAAAATATAGTATATGCAGATAGCTTTATAAGAGCAACAGAATATGGTAAAGAGATTTTAAAAAACACAAAACTTGAGCTTAGAGATATTAGCGACGTGGAGAGGTTTTTGCAAAAACTAGACTGGTGGTATGGGAAAAGGATAGAAAATTTTGTTTTAGAATATTCTGATAAATATCTTACTATATGTGTCACTGGGTATGGCTTTTTATTTGTGCTTCTGGTCTTACAATATTTATTTTTTGGAAAATGGGGGCTAAGTTGGCTATTCCCTAGCCGGGAATTTTAGATGCCTCCACTCCCACGGCGGAGTAGGATCACTGCTCTGCCAAAGCCCATGTTTATTCTCACGTGCTGTTTTCTCTTGATCTACATATATTCTTGAATATTTTACGTAAGCCCAAGCGTAGCCATTTAGAACCATTTGAGCGTTTATATCTTGCCCTTTGAAATGGATAATGCCTAGCGTGCGCTTATATCTATCTTTGCCCTTTGGCTCTACTTCTACCACTTGCCCTGCAACTAGGCTAGCCAAAAATTGTTTTGATCGTTGTCCGTAGTCTTGCTTTTTCTCTGGAGCGTCAATGCCATATAGTCTGACCTTTGTTTGCTCTTTGCCACTTAGCACAGTGATAGTGTCGCCGTCGTGGACGGAAACGACCTTAACGATTAGAGCTAAAGCTGATGTTGGCGGTATTAACGTTAATAGTAGAGTTGCTATCGTATTTTTTATAAATACTTTCATGTGATACAGATACTGCAAAAAGCACCAATATTAGTATTATCGCAGCCAAATTAAAATATGAAATATGCGGGTCTAATGCGCTATTATTTTCATTATTTCTTACTATGCTTTTTACAAAATTAAATAAAAATAATAAAATATTCGTTATAAAAAAGCCTATTATTATAGATATAAGCAAAAGCTTATAAATACTTGCCTTATCTATATTTTGCAAAACGGAATTTGAGAAAACTAGCCCACTTACGAAAGCGAGAATAATAGCAGCGAATATACCAAGTATCGTTATATAATCTTTTTGCATGCCGTTGAGCTTATCGGTCGCTTTATCAGCATTGTCGCTAGCGGTTTTAGCTAAAGACATAGCGCTTTTTAGCTCTTTCATTGTAGTAGCATTGTTTGCATCGCCTTTGTTTTCTATCCCACGCATATAATTTATTTGTAGAATTTCTAGAGTCACGTGATCATATAATTTGTCAAAGCATTTTCTAAAATCGCCATTGTATTTACTATGGTTATTTTTAACGTATTCCGCTGTCTCGTTCATTGACTGCAATAAATCGGCGGTATCGAGCGTTTGGTGCTTATCTATGGCGGATATTATAAGAAAGAGTTTTGAATATTGATGTCTAAAGTCACCTTGATAAATTTCTTCTAGTTGTTTAATATTAATGTTAAGTAGTCTATTTCTGCTGCTTTTTGTTTTTCTCTTGGAAAAAGAGCATAAGACGTTTTTTACGACTATATGCTCCTTATCCAAAGAGTTCTCTAATTCAGAAAGCATTTTCATGTATTAGCTCTTTGCTTATAACGTCGCCTATACCGTCTCCATTTTTAAAGACTATATCCCAAGCTTTACCGCTTTTATGTGTGTTGTCTACCAACTTCCATGCATTTATATCGCGCTTATCGACTATAATATCATTTAGCGTATTAATCTCGTCTTTGCTTATTTCGCTCAAAATTTTATCATAGTCTTTATAATCGGCGCCTATTCTAAACGCCCCCATATGAGAATATTCATAGTAAACGGCAGGTATAACTGGTCCAAACTTCCAAGCCTCAAAGTCATCGTCAAATAGAGGTTTTCCATAGTTTGTTAAAAACTCGTATTGTATATAATAGAGCATTTTTTGAAGCTGTAAATTACTTATAGGCTGCCCATCTTTATTGCATTTGGTCAATATGTATCTTGCCACCTCTAAAGCTTTCATTTTTTGCCCCTTTCGATAAAAAATCAATGAAATTATATTAAATTTTCAAGACATTTTGTGTCTAATTTATGGTTTAAAAGTATAAAATTTAAAAGAACTGTTAAAAAAATCGTGAATTATATCAAAAAATAAACTATTTTTGTACATAATTTTAGCAAAAAATATACCATATTGAGCTGAAATTGATCTTTTCTTTAAAAAGCAGGCTCAATACGATACCCACTTTTTCAGATCAAGCCTTCCCCTAAACCTCTTTGAATTTATGGAGTAACTACCGACTACGCGTCTACTTTATCCCATAATCCTCAAACGTTAGCCCTTTATATACTTCGCAATGGACTTTACCACAGACTTTGCCAAGTATCTCGCACTCGTAGCCCTCTTTATGTGGGCAGAAATTATTTTTTAAAATAAGTCAGTCTCCATTCACAAATCGACTATTATGAAAAAAGCTTAATTTTTAGATTAAATTTGGCACGAACTACACCAACAATAATGAGGCTATCAACCTCGTCACCCTCTAGCTCAATATCAGGATAAAAACTATTCATTGAACTTAGCTTTATATATTTTTTTGGTGGCTTCTTGAAAAATTTTTTGACGTAAATATCGCCGTTATAGTTTGCTATTACTACATCCCCATTTTTTGGTTCCGCTTCGCGCTCTATGACTACCCTTTCCCCGTCACTCACAAAAGGCTCCATGCTATCGCCGCGTACCTTGATTACATCAATATTACCATAGTGAGGAATAGATAAGACATTTTCTAAAAATTCAGGGCTTACATCTACTTGCAATGGCTTTATTTCCGCATTAACTACGCCGTACCCAGCAGAAGCTTCAACGTCTTCATAATAGTTAATCGTAATTAAATTTTTAATTCTTTTAAGTTGCCATTTTTTATTTTTAATATCATTAGAAAAAAGCTCTGCTATTTCGTGGTCTTCCAAAAAAGTATCATCCAGTAGCTTATCAACTGGAATTCCCATACGATCAGATAGAGCATTATACTGAGCTGCGTCTTTTGGGCTTCTTATGCCGTTGCTCCAATTAGTTACAGCTGCTCTAGTTACGCCTAACTCTTCGGCAATATTTTTTGCCGTGTCACCACTTTTATTCAAATAGTATTTGAGTATTTCAGCCAACGCCATAACGTCTCCTTTTTGATACTGTTTGTATCATTATACAAGAAATAAAAACACGTTTGGTTTCTTTTTAAGAAAAATATAAAGACACGTATTGTATCATTGGCGTATGAAAAATTTAAGAGAAACTATTAGAAAAAAACTATTGGAAGAGTATGGCAAAACGTCAATGCCTAGAAGCGTTATGAATGGTAACAGAAAGCCAAACCCAAATTTTAGAGATCGTAATAGGCGGATTGTCCCATTTGATAAATGGGGTAAAGAATTCCCTAAATGGCTATCTGAACAAGAAACCAAGCTAAAGCAAAAGGAGGCTAAAAATGGCTAACTACAACCTTTTTTCTAGCATTAAGCACTTATGGTCACCCTTGCATTTGCCTTTTTTGAAAAAGGGACAATCGATGCGAGCTATTTTTGCATTTTTAAAAAGAACATTTACATCGACTTTAAATTTGGTGTCATTTTCGTCTTCTAGGACACAGACGAATTCTTTTTCAGCCCAAAAGGGCTTAGTGCCAAAATGTCTATTTATCAAAACACCAAAAACAACACCTGATAAAAAAATAGAGGCAATAATAAGAACAATGGATAAGAGAGTAAAGCCATTAAGGATAAGCACTTTAAGGAGTGTATCTAGTGTTTCAAACATCAATAATCCTTTGGGAGATTATAACAACAAAAATATTAAGGAGATCAAAAAATGAGTGAAGTAGAAAAAAAGAAAGAGAAAGATTTTAGAAAGTCGCTTAAAAAGATGATGAAAGAGCTGGATAAGTTTGACATGGGCGACCAAGCCAAGATGGTAAAAATGCTGGCTAGTTACTGCTCTATGAGAGCTAATTATGATCTTTAAGCTTGTCTAGCGCAGGCTTAATATTTTCAGCAAAGGATAACTTTAAGGAGCGTGCAATGGTAGCGAATAACAGCCTAGAGGCAAGCAGAGATAGAGTACGCCTCGCCACTCTCTTTTCTGGCATAGGTGCGCCCGAATTTGCTGCTCGTAAAGTATTTGATGAAGTAAATACGGTATTTGCGTTTTGATTGCGGTGCAAATTCGTAAGTGGATAAAGCGCGCTAGGTGCAAATTTAAATCAAAAAGGGAGCTTAAAAGTGAAAAATGACCTAAAAAGACTTTTGCTTGATGTGGAGCTTGCATTGTCTGCTGTCAATAACTGCGTAGCTACTGACAGCATAGATGCAAAAACGGATGACACTAGTTGGAAAATTGATAATACAAAGCTAATTTTAGAGCTTCAAAAATTATCAAACACTCTTTTTAATAACCGGGACATTGATAATTGCCCTTTATATAAGTATCGTAGAAAGTGCCCTTAGATGGTGCGTTTAGAAAAGAGTTAAAAATATGAGGCGGAACATTGCAAAAATTATAAGTTTTTGGGTTTTTGTGAAATTTTACCTGCATAACCTTTGTTTGCGCGTCATATCCAATAGATTGTATAGCGGATGAATCGACATTAATCATATTCATTGTAATAACTCCTTGTGTTGAATTGGTTGCAAAGAGATTATAGCACAAGGGGTTTTTAGAGTGAATAAACCTAAAGAGGTAAAAAATGATAACAGAAACGTCAAGACAAGCATATAAAAAAATCAAGCCGTTTTTAAATGGTAAGCGTAAGCAAATTTATGAGTTATTTAAAGCACACCCAAACGGAGCCACAAGACAAGAGATAGCCCGCTGGTATATGCTTAAAGAGTGCGGAGTGTGTGGCAGAGTAAATGAGCTAGTAGAACGTGGCTATCTAATTGAGATTGGATCAAAAAAGGACGCAATAAGCGGATGTAGCACGTCAATACTAAAACCCACTGAAAGGATAGCGTGATGGATACTCCATTATATCTTTTAGTGGCTCTTTGTGTTATGGCGATACTTGACACGTTTATTGAAATTTGGAAAGGGCTAAGATGAGTAAAACATATTATTGGCTAAAGCTAAAAAAAGATTTTTTCAAAGATCCAAGAGTTAAAAAATTAAGACGTATAGCAGGTGGCGACACTTACACTTGCATATACTTACAACTACTACTTTTGAGCCTTGAAACGGATGGTATATTAGTTTATGAGGGTATCGAGCCAACGTTTGCAGGAGAGCTAAGCCTAATCACGGACGAGGACGAAACAAATATTCAAGTGACCCTTAATTATTTAATGAGCCAAGGGCTAATGGAACAAGTAGATAATAAATTTACTCTAACCCAAACACTAGAGCTAACTGGCAAAGCAGATGATAGCAAAGATCGTGTTAGACGTTTTAGGGAACGCCAAAAACAAGAGCAAATAGAGGCTAAGCAAGTACAACCGAGTAACGAAAATATCACAGATGTAACGTTACACGATGTTACATGTAACAATGTAACGGCTCTAGAGAAAGAGTTAGAGTTAGAGAAAGAGTTAGAGAAAGAAGAAGCTAACGCTTCTACGTGCGTGCGTGCGTGCGAGGACGAGAAAAAACCAGCTAAACGTTTTCAAAAACCAACGCTAGATGAATTAATCGCCTACAAGCAAAAAGCAAATTTAGCCCTAGTTGATTGTGAAGCCTTTTTTGACTTCTACGAAAGCAAAGGCTGGGTAGTTGGCAAAAATCCGATGAAAGACTGGCAAGCTGCCATGAGAAACTGGGATCGCACAGAAAGAGAACGAGGGGGCAAGTGTAAAAACACACCAACTAATACAAGCGTAGTCCTAAGAGAAGCCCCAATGGCAGGAGAAATGGACGACGCATATTTTGAGAGAGTGGCAAACGAAATAATCAGCGGCGAAAGGAAAATGGCGTTATGAGCGATAGAGAACAAATCATTTGTGAATTATATGGCGATAGCAAGGGATTTTTACCACCTGCGAGGCTAGCTAAGTACTCTTTGCTTTTAAAAAACGTGGCTACAAGCGAGCTAATTAATTTTTCAGTCTTTGCTGAGAAATATCGCAAAGAATATCAAAACACAGACGCTTTGCTTTTTCGTGCAACTATGGAGTGGAGCAAGATCGTGTTTTTAAAAATGCGAGAAAAGGGGCTTAGATTTTTTAATGACGTAGATACCTTGGCGGCGTTTTGTAAAGAAATTTACAGAGGCACAAGGCTTTGCAATGGTGGAACTGGTAGTGGCTTTTTAGAAAGCACAATAATTTCAGTCGATACAAACGGCGTTTTAAGAAATGAGTGCGTATTAGAAAACGGCGTATTTCAACGCCTAACAAGCGACGAAGAAACACACTTGTTTGAATACCTGCTAGAGCACCAAGAAAAAATAGGCGTAGTGCAAATCAAAACAAGAGAGAGCGAAGTAAAACAAGCCCAGCTAGCGGCGAATAACGCAAATTTACTCCCAGCTGACCCAGACGCACCGCTCAAAATGAGCGACGAGACACGCCAAAAATTTTTAGAGATACGTAAAAATATTGCAAAGAGAGCGTGAGATGAAAGCCGTATATATCACAATAACCGAAAGCGGAGCTAGCATAATCGCAAAGGTAGCAGACGAAAACAAAAAGATACTTGATAGCTTTGAAATAAGCCGTAAAGATGCAAGCGGAGTGCTTGAAATAATGAGAAAGTGGAACGAGAAGCACAAGGACGATGACACAAGGGGTTTATTTTGACAAACGAATATAGCGTTAAAGCCATAAGAGAGCATTTTAAAGCAAATGGCATATTCTACACTCCGCCAGAGCTTAGCAAGATGCTTAAAGAGATAGTCGAAAAAGAAGTAAGCGATATAAAAGAGGTCTATGATCCAACTTGTGGTCGTGGTGCATTGCTAAGCGTCTTTGGTGACGATGTGGTTAAATATGGTCAAGATATAAACGCCAGCGAGGTTGAAGTCGCTAAAAATAGCTTAGTAAATTTTAATGGTGTTATCGGAGATACTTTAAAAGAGCCAGCATTTTTAGACAAGAAATTTAAAGCTATCGTAGCAAACCCACCTTTTAGCATCCCTTGGGATAGTGAGAGCGTCTTTTTTGATGAGAGATTTGCAGGTTATGCATTAGCACCAAAGAGTAAGGCCGACTACGCTTTTAATTTGCATATACTCCACTACCTCTCAGATGATGGATGTGCGGCGGTTATAAATTTCCCTGGCGTTTTATATCGTGGCAATAGCGAGGGCAAGATAAGAAAAGCTCTAGTTGAAAAGAACCTCATAAAAGAAGTTATCTTAATCCCTGGTGGATATTTTGATGATACGAGCGTGGCTACCTGCATCATCGTGTATAAGAAAAACAAGCAAGATACAAGCATAATTTTTACAGACAAAGAACTAAATTTAAGCAAAAGCGTGAGCGTTGAAGAGGTTGCAAAAAACGACTTTAACCTTAGCGTAAGCCAGTATGTTTTTGAAGAGAAAGTAAAGCCGCCATTTGATGCAGTAGCTACTGAGCTACAAGCAAGGGCGGACTTTATCGCAAATATGAAAAAAGAGCTTGAGTTTTCAAAGATGGTAAGCAACTTTGAGGGGATAAACTTTGAAGAGTTTCCTAGACAGATCATTCAGACGGCTCAGAGCTATATAGGGGATTAGAATGGATATAAATAAAATTTATAACACTGACTGCTTAGATTTTATGAAAAATATGCCTGATGCGTGCGTTGATTTGGTCGTTACTGACCCACCTTACATCATAAACACAAAAGGCGGTGGGCTTGGCAAGCGCCCAGTCTATGAAAAGGGCGATTTGGCAAAGATAGCTGATGGCTTTGATGTAAAAACAACACTAAATGAGCTTGAGCGAATTTGTAAAAAAACAAATATTTTTATCTTTTGCTCCACTAAACAAAAGCCTGAGATAATGAACTGGGCTTACGAAAAAGGCTATAACGTAGCTGAGCTATTTTGGCACAAGCCAAATGCAGCACCATTTACAAACAATACTTTTAAAAGCGACATCGAAAATATTATCTACATAAGAGCAAAAGGTGTCAAGATAATAGGCAGATCAAAGCTCTTTACTCAGAACGCAAAAAAGAGCGAATACGGACATCCTAGTGAAAAACCACTAAGTATTATCAAAAGCTTGATTTTAACTAGCTCAAGCGATGGTGAGTTAGTTTTTGATCCATTTATGGGTAGTGGCACAACGGCGGCGGCGTGCAAAGAACTAAATAGAAATTTTATCGGCTGTGAGATAGAGGCTAAATACTGCGAAATGGCCGAAAAAAGATTAAGAGAAACGACAAAGGGGCTAATATGAGCGAAACATTAAATTATGCAGTTTATAAACTAGATCTTGATGGGATAGAGGGTAGCGACGATTGGTTTGACGCTAATGGACGTCTAAAATATAAAGAGCGATTTTTGTTTGATACACTCAAAGAAGCTGGCGAGATAGAAAAAAGTTGGCTAGTGGCCTTATTCGCAAGCGAGCAAGACGCGATAGAGTTCTGCGAGGGTGCGGGACTAAGCTCAAACTCGGATTATTTTTACTTTTGCACTCGTGAACACTGCTTATTAGACACAGAAATGGGCGAATATGTAGAGGTAGGGTATTAATGCGACTAACTAGAAGCGAAAATAAAGCCTACCAATTAAGGCTACTTGAAGCCTACCCACTTTGTCAAATATGCGAGGAGCAACAAAGCATAGAGTGCCACCACGTACGCTATGGCAGGTTTGGAGCAGATAAGGACGACAGCAAGCAAATAGCCGTTTGTAGAGAGTGTCATCAATGGTGTCACGCTCACAAACACGAAAGTATAGAAAAATATGAGGAGGTAGCAGATGAGAATTGGCAACGTTTCGGCGATTGTTAGGAACAAATACCACAACCGAAAGACCAAAGGCTTTGATAGTGCAAAGGAGTGGCGTAGGAACCAAGAGCTAGAAGCCTTACAGCGAGCTGGCGAGATAAGTGAGCTAAATAGACAAGTGCCGTTTGTGCTTATGCCTAGCTACACCATAGCAGACGAAACAACGAGGCAAGGTTATAGGACTGTGCGCGAGATCAGATATATAGCAGATTTTACCTATCGTCTTAAAGATGGCACACGCATCATTGAGGACGTTAAAGGAATGCAAACGGACGTTTTTAAAATAAAGCGAAAACTACTAGAGAGAAAAATAGCCCTTGGAGTAATAGAGGGCGAGTTTAGGATTTATTGATGGCGAAGCTCACAGAGGCAATAAAAGAGAAAATTTTAGCGGATTTTCATACTGGAGCATATACGGTTAGGCAGTTAGCGGATAAATACGACGTAAGCCATGTAACTATTGTAAAGATGACCAAGGGGCTAACACCTAAAAATAAAGAAAAAGTTACCACTTTAGTTGCGGTAAAAACGGAGTTGGCAGAGCAAAGTTACCAAGAAGTTACCAGCGTTAATGAAGTGGTAAACGAAAAGACAAAGCATTTGCTCTATTTTCAAAATGCAGCGCTAAGAAACCAAAAGAAAGCGGACGAGATGCTAGAGATGAGCGATAGGATAGCAGACGTTGAAGCTCATAGCAGGATAACAGCCAGAAATAAAGAGACCGTGCTAGGTCGTGAGGCTGATACTGTGATCAACAATGCAAACGTGCAAAGCGAGCAAAAGATCATAATTGAGCGAAAGGAGCTGAAGGGTGAATAAAATCACTTGGGCAGATATTGTCTTTTGTGTAGTCGTAAGTATGGCTATTGCAAGTGTGATCTGCATTTGGCTCTTTATTGAGGCGATATTTGAAAAGGTGGCAGGGTGAGCGATATAAATTTAAGTCTAACTTATACGCCGTGGCAAAAAGAAGTCTTTTTTGAGAATACTGCACGCTTTACCACGATAGAAAAAGGGCGCCGTGTAGGATTTACCAAGGGCATCGCAAACGCTACGATTGAGTGGCTACTAGAAGGCAAAAAGGTGCTTTGGGTAGATACTATCACGTCAAACCTACAAAGATATTATGAGCGCTATTTTTTGCCTGAGTTAAAAGCCCTGCCAAAAGAGCTATATAAATTTCACGCACAAGATAAAAAGCTAAGCATCGGCGAGGGCTACCTTGATATGAGAAGCGCAGAACGCCCAGAAAACATTGAGGGCTTTGGGTATGACATAGTGATACTAAACGAGGCGGGCATAATTTTAAAAGATGCCTATCTTTGGGACAACGCCATAAGAGCGATGCTACTCGATAATCCAAAATCAAGAGTATTTATAGGCGGCGTGCCAAAAGGCAAGAACCGCTTTTATGATCTTGCCAAACGTGGGATGAGCGGAGATAAAGACTGGAAAAACTACCAAATATCAAGTTTTAATAATCCACTGCTCAAAAAAGAGCAGATAGACGAAATGGTGGCAGAGCTTGGCGGTATAGATAGCGATGTGGTGCGCCAAGAAATATACGGCGAGTTTTTAGACACTACCTCAAACGTGCTTTTTAATCTTGCCCTAATTGAAAACGCATTTAGTACGCAGATGTCAAACGAAAAAGCTAGTATTGTTTGGGGGCTAGACGTGGCACGTGAGGGTGATGACGAAAGCGTGCTTTGTATTAGGCAAGGATACGGCGTCACAAACTTTTATACTTTTCGGCTTGATAGTGTGACAGCTTTAGCGAGGGAGATTTTTGGCATATATGAGAGAAGTGAAAATAAGCCAGAGGCTATTTTTATCGATAGCGTGGGCGTTGGGGCTGGTGTGTTTGATACTCTGGTGGATTTTGGCTTGCGTGGCATAGTCAGAGAGGCAAAATTTTCATACAAAGCCACAAATGAGAAGCTTTATGCCAATAAGAGAGCAGAGGCTTATTTCACACTCAAAGAGAAATTTAGGTTGCTTAGTATCGTGCCAAGCGACAAACTCAAAAAACAGCTTAGCACTATTAGTTTTTATTATGACAAAAAAGAGCGCTACTTGCTTTTACCAAAAGAAAATATCAAAAAAGAGTTTGGCTTTAGCCCTGACCTTGCAGACGCGCTTGCTCTTACTTTTTTTGATCCATTGCCAGCAAAAATCAACACGATCAACTACGATTACGGAGGCGCATGGTGAAAGAGTGTCAAAATTGGGTAGATTTGAGAAAACAAATCGAGTATATTTTTGAGCGTATTGATGTAGAGCTAATTAGAAAGGTGGCGACGCTTGATGATGAGGCTTTGCGTCTTTGTTTTTGTGTGATGATTTGTGAGTGGCTTAAGGGGGCAAAATTTATCCCTACAAAACAAGCTAGAGTAAAACTTGCAACGGCTCTAAAAGAAAAAGGGGTTGATAAAAAACGAGTGAAAGAGCTAACAAATGTCAGCAGAAGCACAATTTACAGAGTAGGACAAGAAAATGACGAACGATGAAAGAATAAGCTACCTCGAGGAGTTGGTGCAAACAGCATACAACGGCTATGCGGAGTATAAACCATTTTTTGACAAGCTAAATGATGCGTATTTATTGGTGTTTGAAAGCAAGCAATACAACAACCTCAAAGAGCGAAATAAGAGCAAAAACTACATACCAAAGCTAAACTCAAAAGCCAAAAGGATATATGACGGCTTAACCGAAACATATTTTAACAATGATACCTTCGCAAAGCTAGAGCCATATATAAACTCAACGCATGATGTGATCGGCAAGTGGCAAGAGGCACTAAATTTTTATTGCGACAAGATAAATTTGTACAAGATTTTTTCGCCTATCTTTTTAAAATCTGCCTTTTCGGCAAGCTCGGTTGTAAAAGTGTTTTGGGCAAAAGATGAGGCAAAGATAGAGGAAGTGGATATAAACGACATCTATTTTGACCCTGACGCAAAAAATACAGATGACATCCGCTATATCGTACATAGAATTTACCTCACAACAAACGACATAAAAAAGCTAATTAAGAATAAAACTTTTAAGCAAATTGATCTAAGCGAGAATAGACCTTATGAGAGAATTTGCCTAAATGAAATTTATGAGCTAAACGACGATAAATGGAGCGTTAGCACGCTTTACAATAGCGAGCTACTAAGAGACAAAGTAGAGTTAAAAGACGGACAGCCTTTTGTTTTTGGCTATATGCTACCACAAACAAGAAGAAATATAGACAAAACTTTTGTTTGTGCTTATGGAGAGCCTGCGCTTGCTTCTCTTTTACCGTTGCAAGATGAGCTAAACGCTATCAGAAACTCAATCACAGATGTGACAAGAAATCAAGCAATGCCAAAAATTATCTTTAACCGCAGTGCTAGCATATCAAGAGCTGATTTAGAGCGCCCAAGTGGTGCAATATTCACCGATAGCCCAGCTGACATCAAGATCGTGCCACCTGGCGACATCAACGCTTCAATGGCAACAATACAAGTGATCGAGCAAGAGATGAGCGAGGTAAGCGGTGTTAGCCCTCAACAAAATGGAGCACCTACAACTAGGCAAGAAACAGCAACAATGGCGTCAATTATGGCAAATGAAGGAAGTGTTAGGCTTCAAGGGTATATAAGAACCTACAACGAGACCTTTTTTGAGCCTATATTTGAACGTCTTGCTTTTCTCGTTTGGAAATATGGCGACCCATTGTTTTTTGCCGGCTTTAACCGCGGTGAAGTGCCAAGCTTTAATATCAACCTAAACACTGGTATAGGCGCGCTAAACAAAGAGGTGCAAAAGAAAAGCCTAATGGATGCTAGCCAAATAATAGCAGCTCAATTTGGCATGTGCTTACAGCTCCAAGACGGCGAGGGCGCAAATAGAATGAAAGAAGCAAATGAGAAAATCTTACTTGAGCTTCTACCGCTATATGGGATAAAAGACCCAGAGAATTTTATTGGAAAGGAGAGTGAGCTTGCTAAACAACTTAAGCCGCAGGCTATTTTGCCAAGCGTGGCAGAGCCTATCGCAGAAGCAGGAGCTTTACCAGCTGACGCAATGCCAAGCGTTTAGGGCTTTTTCAGAATATCTATTAGGGCTTTATGCGGCAAGTGTTACCGCTAGCCAAAATGATAAAAACAGCGATGAAATGAGGTTAAGGGCGATTGAGAACATAAAAACTCTCGAAAACCTTTTAAGTTTTTTTGAAAATTACAAAGAGGAGTAATAAATGACAGAGCAAGAAGCACTAAACGAGCTAACAGCCATAGTAAATGGGAACGAGCAGGCAGAACCTGAAACAAACGAAGTGGCGCAAGAGCCACAAGAGCAACCAGTGGGACAATCAGTAGCGGCAGAAGAGCCAAAAAAAGAGGAGCTTAATATCGAGGCTATCAAACAAGCAATGACTGAAGCGCTAGCAGCAAAAGAGCAATCAGCACAGGAAGCAAAACCACAACTTGAACCTGAAAAACAAGCCTTGCTTGATAGCTTAGGGCTTGGAAATCTTGACGCACTAAAAGCTCAAATGGATCAAATCACGCAAGCACAAGCAGCACAAGCAGAAGAAGCTAGACGCCAAGCAGTCTTTGATAAAAATCTAGCAGAGTTTAAAAAGGATTATCCAACAATACGCCCTGATGATCTAGCAGAGTTTGCAAAAGCTCACGGGATGAGTGACCTACTAGGCGAAAACTATATAGGCTGGAAAGCAGTAGCAATGGGGATGATCAATGTGGCAAAAAGCAAAGAGAAGCCAGACGAAATTTTAAGCGGCTCAAATGCGAGTAGTGAGCTATCGGCTTTTGATAGAGCCAAAAAAGGCGAGAATGTGAGCGACGTAGAATATGGTGCAGAGCTTTTGAAACTAGCAGGGCTATAAGGAGGAAAAAAATGAGTTGGGATTGGGGCGGAAGTAATATAGTACAAGGGCTTGGGGGCAGCGGTAAAACTAGCGGCGGAAGCAGTGATGGCGTACTTGGAAATATTTTTAGCTGGTTTGGTGGTCAAAGCGGTGGAGATAAAGACGGCGTAGGTGGCACACCTAACTGGCTTACAGCTTTAGGAACTGGTGGCGCGTTATGGAGCGCTTATAACCAAAACAAAATGGCAAAAAAAGCATTTAATCTAAACAAAGATGCTTACGATTTTAACAAAATGCTTTCACAAAGACAGCTACAAAGAGAAAATCAGGCAAACCAAAATTTAGTCAATGCTTGGAACGCATCAAACTTTCATAAACAACAAGAGGAAGAGGCTTATTAATTTAAGCCTCACAAAAAGGAGCAAAAATGCCATATTTTAACCCCAACAAGGTAGATTTTAACTATAACACGAACACAATAGACGCAGTGGGCGCAACTGGTAGAGCTTTATGGGATATTTACCAAGATAGCGTAAAAAATAACTTCACTAAGCAGAAATTAGCAGAGGAAAATAGATCAAATTTAGCAACCGAGCAACACAATATAAATAAACTAAATGAAGATATTCGCCATAACACAACAACCGAAATCGAAACAGCAAACAATAACACTATAAATCAAGGCTTTAAGCGTGATGAGCTTGGGTTAAAAGGTCAAGAGCTAAGGCTAAAAGCAAATAAATACCAAAATGATGCCCTCTATAACCATCTAATGGCAAACGTTGCTTTGCAAAACGCAAACACAAACGAAAATAGACTTAATTTTGACATGCAAAAATACAATAATGGGCTAAATAGTGATAGTTTAGAAACCAATTTAGCCTTTGACGCAGCAGGATTTACTTTGCCTGATAACATAAAAGATCAAAGCCCTCAAGTGCAAACTAGATACAAAAAGGCGATTTTAAATATCAATAATCCAAAAAATGGGATAAGTGCCTTGCTTGGTAATAACGCAGGAGTAAATGCAAATATTGCAATAAAGAAAAAACAGCCAACACAAAAAGAGAGAGATGAGATAGCAGGGGTATTTAGCTTGCTTGATCAAATAGTAAATGTAAAAAATAGCTTTACTGGTGGCGAGCAAGGGGCTATGCAAAATTTAGGTCACTTTGTGGCCAAAGGGTTTAATATGCAAGACCCAAAAACGGAAAAATTTAAAAACGATTTAGGATTTATACAGCAAGGGGCAAAAGATTTAGTTGGCACAGGAAGAATGTCAAACCAACAATATCAAGATTTAATGGAGGTCTTGCCAAGCCCTAACTCTTGGACTGATACAACTTATAGAGTGCAGAGTGATAGTTCAATAAATAGGGGACTATCACAAATCACAAACAAGATACAAGCGTTAAAAGATAGTGGAATAGATACAGAGGACATAGAAAAAGCAGCAGCACAAAAATATCGGTATTATTTTGATAATGGCTTTTTCGACCCTAAATTTAGAGAATTTGATGCAAGTGGCAAACGTATAGATAAAAGCAAACCGCAAGCACCACAAACGCCACAAGAGGGGCGAAGTTTGAAGAGTGAGAGAAACAATACACAAAAAAACTATGTAGATGCTGACGCACTTGGCATAAATTTTAGATAGGAAATAAAAATGGCTTGGATAAAAATACCTGAAAACAAAACTGAAATGCAAATAGGTGGCAATTGGGTAAAAATACCTAGCGGCATGAAAGAGGTCGAGATACCTGATAATTTATTAGGCACGCAACCAGCAGCAAATAGCGCGCCAACTTATGCACCGCCTGCTCCTGATATGAGTAAGGCAGTAGATGCTACGCCAAAGGAAAAGACGTGGTATGACAAAGTTGGCGAATTTGCGGATCAAATCTCCCCAATAAATGTCATAAAAGGCGTTGGCAAAGAGTTAGGGGGAATGCTTGAATATTCTCACTATGACGGAGCTACTGGCAAAGAATTAGAAGCAAAAAAGGCTACTGAAGCGCTAGTAAGAGCAAAACACGCAAGCGATGATAGAAACATTATCTCACAGCTTGCAGGTGACGAAAGTAAAGATCAAGCAGTAAAAGAAAGAACCGAAAATTTGCTCTACAACTGGGCGAAAAAGAATAATTATGATGACGTAAGAGAGGCTAATGGTAAGTATTATTTACAAAAAGGAGATAATTTTATCCCAGTAGATGAGCCAGGTATCGGCGATGGCGTCTCAACCTATTTAAACGAAATGGGCGTGCCTATGGGGGCAATAACTCTAGCGTCTAATCTTTTACCAAATAAAAAACTAAGTGCAGTGCAAAAGGCGGTAACTGCTGCTCTTGGTACAGCTGGCGCATCTGGCATCGGTGCTGCAATGGACGTTTTTGCAGACAAAAGAATTTTAGGCGATGATAGCATAACCACTAATGATTATTTAAAACACGCTTTGCGTGGTGCTAGTGATGATGCCTTAGTCTCGGCTCCACTAGCAGCAATGGCATCGCCAGCGGTTAAAGAAGCTCTAAAAAAAGGGGCAAAAACAGCTTCTGATCTATCACTTGTAAAACCTCTTGCAAGATATGTGATAAATGACAATATTGGTGGGGCTGAAAAAGCAATAATGGATAAATTAGGCGGAGAGGCTAACGCAGCAGTAGCTCAAAATTTATCTAAAAATGCACTTGGCGATGACCTTTATAAGACTTTACTAAACGACGACCAAGCTTATGCTTTACCAAAAGTTGGCAATGAAAAGATGCAAAAAGGCATTAACTACGTAAACGATAATATCTTAGCTCCAGCCCAAAAAATAACAAGAGATATGATAAAGGGCGAGGGGACAAGAGAGCGAGAAATGGATCTGTTTTTAACTGCTCTTGGTAACGACGCCAAGGGGGCAGATATAATTGCTGATGCAGTTGCGAGAGACCCAAAAAGCTTTTCAAAAATTTATAAAATGTCAAGCGACTTAAACTCAGACGCAAAAAATGCTTTTCTTAATATGATAGAAAAGAAAAAGACAGCAGATATTTTAAGCGGATACGAAAAACGCACAAAAGATAATTTTGGCGAGGTGATAAATGCTCTTGATGATGCTTTTGTAGGCAAAGAAGCAAGCGCAAATTTACTGCAAGCTAAGCATGAACTTGGCACTCAGGCATTAAGATTGCCAGCAGGATATAGGGATAGTACATTAGAGTTATTAGGGAACACCAAAGGTTTTAAAGGGCTTAACGAAGTAAGAAATGTTCTAAGTGCTGATATGGCAAGGCTAACTGCTCCTGATGCTATCACAGCAGGCACCAAAAAAACACTTGGCACGATGATAGAAGCAGTAGATAATGCAATAGACAATGTCGCCGAGCAAGCTTTTAGCAACCCAGCTCTTAGTCAAAAAGCAAAAGATATTTTAAAACAAGCAAGGAGTGAATATGCTCTTTTTAAAGAACTTCAAAACTCTAAAATTTACCATGATGTAATGGGTGAGCTAAAGAGTAGTGGTGATATAACAAACTCACTCTTAAAAGCCCTTAATGCGGAAAATGGCCTAGATTTAAAAGCTCTTACAGCTAGATTAAGCAGTAGCGAACAAGAAGCATTAGAAACTAACTTAATCCGTGGCGTAATAGAAAAATTTACCAAAGATGGGATAACTGATTTTTCTAAAGTAAGCAATACTTTAAAAAATGCTCCGTTTGAGAGTAAAAGAGCGGTAGAGATCATGAGCGAGCTAAACAAAAAAGCTCCTATACTAAATAACACTTCAGCACTGCTTGAAAAACTAACAGCCATAAATCCAAAAGCCAAAGAGCTACAACAAGGCATAGGGCATTCAGTAACTGGAGCACTTATGACAATGAAGAGAAATTTAGCCATTGAAAGGTTAAAATCACTGCTCCCAGTATTAGGCAATGACGCATCTTTAAAAAATCATATAAGAAATGCAATTAATAATGCAGGCGATCTAAAAAGCGTCATTAATAATCTTGAAAAGATAGAGATAAAAGATGTGCCAGAGAACTCAACTAAACTACTAGAAGCTTTTAAAAACGAGGTAAAGGCGTTAAGAGAAGAGGCTCAAACTGGAGAGATAAAAGGCGAGAATTTTATTACAAAGCAAAGCCCAGCGCCAAAGAGTGATTTAAATGTAAAAATTAGCGTGGATGATTGGGTTAAGGAGTTGTCAGAGATAAATAACAATGAGCTTAGTGCAAATTTGTTTATTTTACAAAATAAACACCCAGAATTTTTTACAAAACCAAGTGATGTATATAGGTTGTTAAAAGAAATAAAAAATAATCCAACGTATTTTTTTAAAAACAACCGCCCAGATATGGCTTTGATAGTTAAAGTTTTGGGGGATGGAAGCGTAGGGAAGCTTGGTATAGTAAAGGAAAGCGGTCATGTTGGGCACTTATCTAAAAGCACAAATAAAAATGAAATGGATAGGCTAAGAAAAGTCAACGAGAAAGAGCTAAAGGTAGGGTCGCCATATCCTACACTCCAACGTGCTGATAATAATCAGGTCGGACCGACGGCTGGTGCAAAAAGCACGTTCTCTAGCTCTAATGGGTCTATTATACCAAAACAAACACAAGAAGAGTTTAAAAAGCTTTTAAATGAATATGATGTGGATAAGTTTTTAAGTGATAGAGAAAATATATTGGCTAAAAATGCAAAATATGGCAGAAATAGAATAGCTGATAGAAATATTGAGAGCAACGACGGAGTTGGTGGCTGGGAATATAAATTAACGCCAGCAGGGTACGAGAAAAATTATAAAGCAGATTTTTTAACTACAAAAGCTGACGTTGCGAAGATAAGAGCTGGAAAGATGGACGAGGCTACTTTTAATAAATTAAAATCTGATCTTGAAAGCAGCGAAGCACTCGGCTATGAGTATAAAAAAGCCAGTGATTATGCTGATATGGAAGACTTTGAGCGAGAATTCGGAAGCCTATCTAATCCAAAAGGTGGTAGAACAATAAACGCAAGCCCACACATAGCAAGTGGCTTACTTGGTGGCACGGCAAATGGTGCTGATGAAAATGGCAATGTAAGCCCTGAAGAGTTTGCAAAGGGTTTTATATATGCATTGTTTGGATCAAAGATAACAGCTGAGGGGGTAAAAAGGGTAAGTCCTGAGCTTTATAATAAAATACTAAGCATATCTAAAAAGCCAAGCAAGGAGATAAAAAATATAGTTGATAATGCAGGAGTGGATAAACTTGCTAAACAAGAAAAAAGAGGCATCTATAATGTCACATATAATGGTAAGAACGCTATACAAATAAAGCAAGACTTAGACAACATAAATGATGCTATCAAATACGAACGAGGCAATATTGGTAAAGGAGCGAAGCATATAAGCATCAGGCACTTAGACGATGAAAATAAGGCTGGCTTTGTTACGAAAGAGGAATTGCTAAATTTGGGTGAAAATGTGCGTAATTTTATTAAAGAACATAAAGAGCCATTTGTAAATAAGAAAAATGCTCGTATTTATGAGTGGGAAGACGATAAAGGCGTTAGGTTTAAGCTAGTAGTTAGTAATAAAAATGGCGAAGGGAGAGGGTTACCGCTTGGCAAAAGCCAAGACGTGTCCTCAATTACTAATGACCTTCGCCCAGCCACGAAAAAGGGATTAAGCCCAAGTGGCAGCCTTGACAACATTATAACCTTTTATTCTGATAGAAACTTAAAAGAGCCTATGAAGTTTGAAAACCCAAAGCTTAAGCTACTTGATGCGATAGATACGAGTGGAGACAAAGTGGGCTTAGTTAAGAAAGTGCTACTAAATAAAGATATAAGCGACGGAGTAAAAGTTAAAGCAGTAAATAGACTAACTAAAAATAAAACTAGCCAAGCAACTAAAAATAGTTATATATCTACTAAAAACTCTAAAAATAATTAAAAGCCCTATCTTTAGGGCTTGCTCTCTTTTTCAAAAAAAGCAAAAAATTACTCTTATTTTCTCAAAATTGGGTAGATTTGACACAGCCCTTAATGATAAATTGCCATTAAATTGCATAAAAGGAGCAAAGAAATGGCAATAACTACAACTGGGTTTCAAGCCCCAGCTACAAAACGTGAGGGGTTAAAGCCCTCAGTCTATGAAAACATAATCTTAATAGGTGCTGACGAGACGCCTATACTTAAACTTATTGGCACTTCAAGTGTTAAAGGTATAGAGCACTCTTGGCTAACTGA